CGAACAGATAACCTCTCTTCTCTACAACCTGCTGTGCAGCGTTAATAATCTCGGCGATCTTTGTTTTGTTTAACGATGCCTGAACCTTATCTTCAATGTCAAACCACACACCATAGACAAAATGTGTTTTGTCAATCTTATCTAAGATATCACAGACCAATTTCATGTCGGATTTAGCTTTTGTGGCTGTTGCAGCATAGGAATAATTATATACTCCCCACGCAAGCTCATTTTCATTGCAGGCCTGATAGTTTCTGTTGAAACCGTTGTCAATTTTTAAATCCTTACGAATAATCTTTAAGATAGCTCCCTGGCATCCGTATGCCTTTGCCTTCTCCCAGTTTACTGTGCCATTGTATGATGACACATCAATTAATTTTCTCATATCATCAGTCCCCTTTTCTGTCTAATCCAATGATTTTGCGAATCTGAGCCGGTAGCAAATCCGGATTAATCTTTCCGATATTCTCAATGATACTGCCTAATTCCATCAGAATAATATATGTACATACTCCAGCAGCAATCGGAATCTGAAATCCTAAATCTACAAATCTTTGAGCGTAATCAATCAAATAAGCCAGGGCAACAAGTAGAATCGAACCAAACTTATGATACAATCCCCTACGCATCTCTGACGATTTCCAGATATGATTAGCGCAAGCAGAAATATTTCCGCTAATCGAGTCAAACACAATAAATAAACAGGTTAATAAAGGTAACATAATAGCATCCATCTCCATTCCTCCTATTTCACAACTACTATTCCTCTGTACTTTTCATTTGTACACTTTTTCTTATTTTCTTTTTCAACTGTTGTTACAATCTTCCTTCCGTCAGAAAACCGCCACACCCTGCCTGTCTTGTTGTCCTGCAATAAGACAACGGTATGAATCGGGTCGCCCTCCTCGAACAAAATCATATGTCCTTTTTTCAGATGTGCTTCGATTCTGTCATTACTCATGCTTTTGTGATAGACTGCTGGCTTCCCTGGGCAGATCTGGTTGATTCCCTTCGCAATTTCCGTCAATGGATACTTTGCTCCGCATTTCAATCTCTTCCTACAGTACGCATGACACCGCTGCATATTTTTCTTAACGCCCTTATAGCGTAAAGCCATATAAAAAGCGACAAGGCTACAACCATGTCGCTTGATAAAATCCGTTTTAAAATTATGCTGTGAAGGGACCGGGATAATCCGGCCGTTGTCTAAGATAACCCTCCACGGAAATCGCTTTTTTGTTTTTTTATCCTTATTTGCTACTATTTTCATTCAGATCACCTTTACAGATTGCTACTTTACTCCACCGGCCGTGGTATTTTCCAAATACAGGACGGATGCGGATGTAATAATTCTGATGAATATGTGCGCACGGTTCGTCATTTAAACTGCACGCGTATTCCCTCGTTGCACTACCCCAGTTTGGACCGCCTTTCTGATTATGCACATCTTTTTTAAATTTTTTATCCGGTGAAATCTGGTGCTCGTACCCTGTCGTATTTTCCAAATGCGTCCATTTATACATAAACTTTCGTTCATTTTTTCCAATTGTGTTGTAGCTGATAGAAATTTTTATCGGCTTATGTGTCACAGCCCGTACAAAATTTTTATAGTTTTCTACAATTTGTGTTCGTCCCGGCTGTTTAGCAGATACGCTAACCGGAAATAATAAACATATAACTAATGCTGCATACAGAAAAATATTTTTTGCTTTCATTTTTTAATTCTTCCTTTCTAAATTTTATTGATTAACATGTTGCTTTTTAAATAAATATCTTTCTGATCACCTCCTAGAGAGCGAAAAATACACCATAATAGCAAAAACTTTTATGGTGTATTATATAAAATATGTTATTATAATTTTATCGACCTACTTTCACAGGTCATGATTTTTTCATTTTAAAGCAGCTCCTTCGGGAGCTGTTTTTATATGATATATTTTTTATGATCATTCTTCGTGTTCACTTCTGACACTTCTGCATATATCATCGTAGTTGTAATACTTACGTGTCCTAAGAGCTTCTGTACCTCTTCCACCGGCATTCCTCTAAATAGTCCGTCCGTGGCTGTTGTATGCCGAATTAAGTGAGGATATACCCTTCTACCTATTCCGGACATTTCCCCCAACTGACGTACACGTTTTTCAATAGCCGCCTTTTTTAATCTGTCATGAGGTTTTCTATCAGATACAAAAAGAGCTGAATTAGTATCTTGTCTAACTTTTAAATACTTTTTTAATGCTAATTCCGCACGTGCATTCAAATATGAGATTCTATGTTTATTCCCCTTCCCAAATAATAAAACTTCCTTTTTAGCAAAATCGACATCTGTAATGTCAACTCGTTCCATTTCTGTTACACGACAACCAGTGCTATATAAAAATTCAATTATCGCACTATCCCGAATCGTTTCACAAGCATTTCGAAGTTTCTCTAATTCTATTCCTGTAAGCGGATTTCTCTTAGGACGTTCATATTTAATTGGTCGGATGCTTCGACAGGGGTTACTTCCTATATATTGTTCATTCGCAGCCCACTCCAAAAACGAATGTATAATCGTTCTTCTACTATCCAAAGTTGCATTACTAAGCTGTCGTTCTTTCTGCACCTTGTACAGATATACTCTAATATCATTTGTCGTTATTTCTTCCACTTTTTTGTTCAAACAATAGAAAAAATCCTTTAAAACCATATTGTAAAGTTCTAACGATTTCATACTCATACCCTCAATCTTTCGTGTTACAAAAAATACTTTGTAGAATTCTGGAAGGTATCCTTCATAAATTGTAATCTCTGTACTTTTCTTTTTTATTTCATAAGCAGCAACATGGAGCATTAACTGCTTATATACAATATTTAATACATCATCCGAAACTATATCCGTTATTTTTGTCATAAATTCATTAACAAATTGTTCTTGCATAAAACTCCTCCTTACACTACACAAAGGTAAGAGTTTATGGTATAGTAAGTATGTACCTTTGTGTACGTTGTTATGGAGTTGAACCTCTTTCTTGGCCGTTGGAGTTCAACTCCATTTTATTTGTTATGTTTATTTCTTCTTTTTTATAATGACTTGATCTTGTTCTATTTTTATAATCACCGCCCTATCTTCCGTTAGCTTACTTATCGCCTCTCCTGTCGCCTTTGCATCTGCAGCTTTACCTTCTTCTGATAAACTTTTATCTACACCATTACCGATGTTTTGCAAAGCATTTTCACCAGCTTTTTGTATTGCTTTAACCTGATCTGCACCTTTAGCCTCTATTATAGATGTCTGTGTACTTCCTGCAGTATTTACAGCACCAATCTGTTCCGTAGCCTTGTCTGATACTACCTTTATCTGCTTAGTACCCTCATCTATTACAGACTGTACAACTTTTGACTCCTGCGCTTTTACATTATCCTCCGACTCTTTTGCCGCCGACCTTGATATCTCTGCCGACTGTGCATAGCCCGCCGCACTGTCCCGACTTGCAATAGCCATCTGTGATGCATCCTGCGTATCCTGCCGCATCTGGCTCACATCTGCCTGTGCGGCTTCAACCTCCTGCTGAGACAGCTCTACGGCTGCTCTTGATGTCTCAACCTGTTTGGCCTTGTTGACTACATCGTCATGCATCGCAGCCGCTTCCGGGGTTAACTGTCCCGGTAGAGTCAGCATCTGCCAATGCTCTGTGTTTTTACCTTGCGCCGGCGCAATTCCGCTGATACTCTTGCCCAGCTCTGCAACACACATATATGAGCCGCCTTTATATGACACAGTATCTAAATATTCGTAAGACACTTCATCCGAATACTCACCTCTGGGGTTTAGTGCAATATTTCCTAGATCGGTTTCAACATATGTATTTTCTGTCTGCATCTTCTCACCTTTCTTTCTATCTACAATGCTAACCTATATTTTAATCGGCTACCTTCCCGGCGAAAACGCACCTTATCCACAGTGGGGTCTGAATACATTTTTAACCGGCCTTTCACGACTGCAAATCCGGCAAAGTAGACATTTCCCGTTTCACCCTTTAACTGGCTTTCTTTTTCCCTCACATAATCATCAATCTGCTTTTTGCCCTCTTTGACCCGTCCTGGTACTTCTTCTACTGCGTTTTTTGCTTCTGATGCATAGTATGCAGCATTATCTTTCTGCCGATCAGGATAGTCTGCGTGGCCATGCGCCCAAGACTCCGCCTCTTTCGCCGCTCCGGTTGTAGTTGCTTTAGTCTCATCAAAATAATTCATAATCTGTTCATACAATGAAGGAGGCGGTTCCGGGATGTCCCCCTGCCGGTATCCTGACTCGTACAATTTAATTGTTACTGCGTTTGCAGCTATCATATCGCTCGCAACAACTGACACGGTAAAGGATGTGCTCGTAAGCACCTCGGCAGGAATCAAGCATGTATTCGTCTCTCCGAGCAAAATTGAAATTTGCTCATTGCCTTCATTATGAAACAATGCGATTTTGCTTACACCCGCCCAGTCTTCTGTTTTAAATTCGAATTCTGCATATAGATAATTTCTACTGTTACGAACCGGCACGAAAGTATCTGTCCTGGCAATAATCTGATTATTTACAACAAAGTGTAATACCGGCTGCATTTTCATCCCCCCTTCTATAAAATTCTTGGGATTAACATTAGTTCTAAATATGTTTTGCTAGTGATAACTTTAGAGTCTCCCTTTATTTCAAAATGTTGTTGTTCACCCACATTAAGATTAAACCGTTGTATTTTTCCTTCTGAATATTTATATGCTACTGCGGTTCCGGGTCTATAATAATAATAGACTATCATCCCTTCCGGAATAATAATTGCTAACTTTCTTGAGGTCTTCACGCTAAAAGTAGTGCTCTTTAAAACTGAAGAGCTTAATGTAAAAGTCAAATCTATTATGTCAGTCAATTTTTTTATCTGTCCCCTTACTGCTGCTCCAGCACTGTCGTATGTTGTATCATCTGCAGCAATCCTTATATCTTGCAATTCTTTTGAACAGTCAGAGATCTGTGCCTTTCCTATCCAGTCAAGAACGTAGCAATTAACATCTGATACCGGGGCCCTGACGCTAGCTTGTAAACCGGGGGTTCCGTAAAAACTTACAACATCATCTCCTTTTAAATACAAAATATATGCTATAATTTTAGTTTCCTCTGTGCTTTGCGCAACTATTTGCCAGGCGTTATACCTTTGCGAAACATCATTTATGCGAGCTTCTATATCTAGTTTCCCGGAACCACTTATAAATATTCTCAATTCAAATATATATAAACCTTCTTTTAAAATTTTTACTTTTTCATTTGATTGTTTTTCTGCAAAATCCAGTGTCCCCTCTTGAAAAATTTTACATATAGGCATTTCGTGTTTTCCACTTGTTCCTTCGTAATTATAAGAATCATCTGGGTCCGGGTCACCTGTAGTTGCATTTCTATACGCATGAAAAACCAAATTTGATTGTGTGTAATTTCCCTCAAATGTTTGTGCTGAAGTAAGATTATCAATTCTCTTACGTTCTATGTCTACATCTTTGATTGCCTCTCTGTTTTGTGCCCGTGCAACTTCGTCTTTAAAATAATACTTATTACCATCTGGGTCCGTCCACTTGTTAATCGTTGTTTCCATCCTCATCTACCTTTCTTACTCACAATAAGATTTTCGTTTTCCACAGTAAAAGTCAGACCTTCTATGTCCAATTTTAAATTCTCACTGTCATTAATATATCGTATTGGAGATAATTGTTTCTTTAAGACAGGTAACGCTACCCATCTCGTATTAAACTCTTTCGTTCTTCCATCCGATAGGCATATCGAAAATTCCGTTATCCCCTGATATTTGCAAACATTTTCCCCAATGATCCATGAGAAATTAATTAAATTCGTGGTAACTATCTTATCTATCGGAGTATACTCTCCTTCTATATATCGAAGTTTGCCACGTTCTATATTTCTGTATTTAATTTTTACATTATAAGAAGATAAGTCGATTTCTTTGTATCGAACTGGCATTTCAAATTCAATTTGATTAACATCTTTATCCCCAGCTACGCCAAGGAATTGGAGGTCTGATGGGATATTGATTGTTCTTAAGTCATTATCTATCGTAACCATTTCGCTCTCCTACACTTTATATTTTTCATCCGGGAGAAAATTTGAAGTAAAATATGTTAATGAATATGTCTGTTGTGCTGATAAATTTTTCACCGCAATTTTCCCAGATGTTGCTGAAATAAACTCATTATTTATGTTATCTTCTGGCCAAAATCCTTCGGGTAGTGTAATAGATCTTTCCTTAAGTTCACTGAGTGCTACTATGTGAATGATACAGATATTCATTTGCCGAAAGATTTTTAGTGAATATGCTCCATCTTCCAGATTTAATCTATACTTTTGATTTTCTTCTAAAATTTTAGCTTTCATTCTTTCCCATACTTCATTTAATCCTTCTTCACCTAACAAACTCATGTGCATATTCTCCTTACGTCTTCTGCTGTCATCTCCTGGACTCTGCTTCCTATAACCGTTGTGATAATCTGTGTTATATTCTGCCTTGTCTGCTCAGAGATGCCGCTTTGTTTTATCAGATAATCCCCTAATGTCAATGTCTTTGTTTTATCAACCTCTGAGGTCTCTATTTTTAAAACCCTTGCGGATAAAAACAGCTTACTTTTTTCGTCTACAACATTCACGGTATCTCCCAGGGCAACTTCTTTTTCTGTATTTGTGATGCTGCATTCATAATTGACTGCCATCTTACAGACTGACTTTAATTCTTTTAAGGCTCCTTCGAAAAGTGCTTTCTGACTGACAGTGTTTAAGTTGTAAAGCTTTGTGATATGCCTCTTTGTGCCGTTGACGCTACGTCCCCATTTTTCGAGGGCTTTCCGAGACTGCAAGCAATATCCTGTATCTGCTCTGCCATCCCCGTCTCGATCATCAAAGGTCTGTGCCGCTACAACAAAATCTCCATCATCATACTTATACCCATCTAAGGTGACCGATGTTCCGGAATTGTCCGAATCTCCATAGGCATAGAGAGATGTGGCAAGGTTTTCAATAGATTTTGTAACTGTGATGTTGTCTATATCTCTTCCTTTGCGAAGAAACACACCGTTGTTACTGCCACGCTTTTTATAAATGTCTATGTATTTATGATTTACTGTGTGTCCATCCTCACTGAGGGTAAAACGATAATCAAGCTCTACCTCGAATAACTCTGCGATTTCTTTTAATCGTTCAGAGCGTGTCTGTTCAGAGAACTCACATAACTTTGTTGTGTTATCTGTCACTTTATTGATGCCAATCTCATAGCCGCTGCCTATGATTGTATTATTTACTGCTTGCGTAACTGTCAAATTCTTTGCATTGTTTGTTTTTAATGCAACTTCATCTAACAAATCTAAGCCGACATCTTCACAGTAAATATGCCACGTTCCTGCATCGTCATCCTTTTCCGCTTCGATAATTTGAAATAAGATATCCTTATCTCTCTTGCATTTTCTTAAAACGTAGTTTCCCGGAGTTGTATAGTTTTCTACCTTCTGTGGACTGTCTTCGTATAGAACGTCACATTCAAGCGATACAGCCATTGTTTCGATATCTTCTACTTTGCTATCGTTTATAATTCCATAGCCTACAGGAAGGCTTGTGGACGCTTTTCCTATGACATTTAAACTCCTGTCAGTAAAATAAAGTATCACAGCCACACCTCCCGGATAATCATTTCTACATCGGGAGTTTTCGCCCAGCCCGAGGCAAGGACTCCAATCTGGTTATCCCCTGGTTTTAAATAAAAGGATTCCCATTCATTTCCGATAGCTCCTAAGATATCTTTCTGCTTATTGTTTACAAAAATAGAAGCATCTTCACATTTTGCCACTACAATGTCGCCGGCGGCAAAGATGTTACTCGTAGCCTGTGCCTCTGATGGATTGCCAATCTGTATGATTGTATCTGCACTATCTTTATAGGCAGCAACATATCCGGTATTACCTTTTATGTTCCAACGGAGTTCTGGATAGCAATCTTGCGTACCTTCGTAATATATCTTGCTAAGACCAGACAATTTATAAATTTTCTGGTCTACGGAATATTTAAATGGATCAGGACAGGTGAACTCTAGCTCTCCTGTTATACAAAGCTTTCCGGGGTCTGTCTCACCCATGCTTGTAAGGGTTCCAATGAAATATTTATCTGGTTCATCCGAAAATATCATCTTTGCAGAAGATACATTTAAAATCTGAGCCATTTTGTTGTATGCCATGCGGAAGTCAAAAGCGGTAGGGCTCATCAACTGATACCCTACCGTAATCACTCTTTCCTGGAACATTCTGCTTTTAATTTTTTTACCATGTCTTGCTCCGGACTCATAAAAATCTAACTCCGGAGCAAGGGACTCTCTGCCAGTGACGTATAGAGTTCTGTATCCCTCTACTTCATTTTCAAGAAATACTCCATTGAAGTTCATCGCCTCTGAGGGCAATGCTATCTCATCCTGATATTCTGTTGTATCTATGAATTTATATAACATATCTCCCCTCCTAGACCTTTCCGTTCTTTCTGTTATTTCTACGCTGTAAGCGATTCTGTTCTACCATTGTATCCTGCGCTGTTGCCCTGGCAAATTCTTTACCATTGATTTCAAGCGGCACATTTACGGTATACTCTGCTTTCGTGTAATACTCATAATCAGAAGATAACTCCCCGTTAAAGTTTCCTGCAAAAGTTGGGGCCATCTGTGCCGGAACATCTACGATTCCCTGCATAGCAGACTGCACGTTCTTTCTCATTGCTTCTAAACGATTTACAAAACCGATGCCGGTATAATATGCAATCTTATCCATTACTCTTGACGGTGAATGAACTTTCAGTTTTTTCTTTGCCGTCTTTGGAACTGTAGAAGCAAGCTTATTTGATGCTTTCTTCACCTTCTTTGTATTCTTCTTATTAGAGACTCCTTTTACTAAGCCTTTTGATGCCTGCGTTCCAATAGCATTCATCTTTTTCTGCAAGTCTTTGATTGCTTTTGTTACTGCATTGACATACTCTGTATCAAGCTTTGTAATGTATGGCTGATAGTAAGTATTTGCGTTTTTCTTCGCTGTTGCTATGAAGTTTGTATAATCCTTACCGTATTGTTTCAACCAGGTATCACCCTTTTTAAGAAGTTCATTTGTGTATTTAAGTCCTTGTGCGGTATCAAGTGCTTGAATGTCCTTCATCATGTTGTAAGGCAATACTTTCTTTAAATGCTCCATATTTTTCGCAAGAGCGTTGATTTGATTTGTCTGAGATTTGAAATTAACAAGAGAGATAAAGCCGTAATCATCTGACTTGAACAAATCCCCATAATCAGACATCTTTGAAAGAAAATTAGAACGGTCACTTGCTATTGCATCGTATTTTTTCTGATACTTCTTTCCTAAAGCTGTAAGAGTCTTATCTACTGCCTTGATTGCTGCATTGCCCTGTGCCTTTATCTTCTTTGTGATTTTCTCTTTCAACCCTTTGCCTGCGTTTGTATATGCCTTTTTCAGCTTCGCATTTTTCTTATACTTTTTCTGATAAGACTTTGTGACTGCATCAACTTTCTTCTTTAAACTTTTCGTTGTAGAAGAAACTTTTTTATTGATTGTTGTCTTATACTTATCTATTGCCTTACTTGCCATGTCTTCATATTGTCGATTCTGGTTAGCTTTCAATAGAGTCGTTTTGGATGAACCAAGAAGATTCTTTGTTTTTTTCTTTACGCTCTTTAAGCCTGCCTTAATTCCATAGGAAACTTTTGATTTTATAGCCTTTGCATATACATTTGTCTTTTTCTTTTGTAGAGCTGCCTTGGTAAGCTTCTCGCTTACTTTCTTTACTTTTCCAGTACTTTTTTTAATTCCTTTTGCGAAACCACTTCCCATGAATTTACCATCTTTTTCTGTCATTTTCGATGGTGAATGAATCTTAGCTTTCGCCCGGATTGCTTTGTCCGCTGCCGCTACCATTCTGGATGCCGCTGCTTCAATCTGTCCCAGACAAGAACTCATTCCTTGTGCAAAACCTTGGCTGATATAAGCACCTGCAGCATGTGCCCCAGAACGGCCAGAACGCAACTTTGCATTTACTTTTGATACGGCAGAGGATGCAACATTAGGGGCTTTATTCAACCCCGGCTGCATTCCTTGTATAAATCCCGTTCCAACTTTTTGTCCAGAACTTTTTGCCTTCCCAGAAGCGTTTGAAAAAGCACTGATCAACTTACTCATTGCCGATTTTGCCTTACTTCCAATAGCATCCAGCCCTGCGCTCGTTGTCTTAACAGAACTTTGCATACCTTTTAAAGATTTTCCTGCACTTTTTGCATTACTGGCAATTGTTTTCATACTAGAATTCACAAGCTTCAGTGTTCCCGCTAATATAACAGTCCCTCCACTTGCAACAATCATTGCTCCACCAAATATAGTAAGCCCACCTGCTCCAACTGCTGCCGCGGCGGCTATTGCTACAAGACCAGCCGAGGATGCTAATAATGCCGGAGTCAGCATTAATACCGATGCTGAAAGTGCCGTAAATCCTGCGGCTGACGCTATAGCACCAGCTCCAAGTGCCGGAAGAGTTCCTGCTAAAACAGTAACCGATGCGGCAGATATAGCAAGGCCAGCTCCTAATAGGGTGGCACCAGCTCCAAGTGCTATTACTCCTGCGGCAGCTATAACTGCTCCTGCCCCAACTACAACTAGGCCCGCTCCCAGCACTACACATCCTGCTCCTGCTACTAAAGCTCCTGCTCCAAAGGCTACCATGCTTGCACCTAAAGCCGCTATGGACACTGCGGCAGATGTACCATATTCTGATAAAGTAGGAAGGGTTGTCGAAATAACTTTAATCGCCGCTGCTGCCAAAAGTGCCCCTGCTCCCACAAGAACAACTGCTGCTCCAAAGGCTATTAATCCTACCGAACTGGCTGTAAGAGCCGGTCCAATTGCTGCCGCACCTGCTGCTAATGCCACAACCGCGACAACCATACCAACCATACAAGCAATTGCTGGTGTCCCGGCATTTGCAAGTGCTATACTGGATGCTGCCATAATAGCTAGACCTGCGGCAACAAGAACAACCGCTGTTCCCAATGCAAGTAACGCTGTTGCACCTGCTTGTGCTCTTTTCGGAGTTTGTGAAAAGGCTTTCATTGCCGCCATTCCTCCGATAGTAAGAGCCACTAAAGCACCTGTCATTCCAACCATTACTCCTATTGCTGCTCCCCCAGAATTTGCAAGTGCTATACTGGATGCTGCCAGTATTCCAAAGCCTGCGGCAATCGTTAATACTCCAACACCAAGCATCATTGTACTTTTTGCCATTGTTAGCATCGCCTTATTGCTTACTTTTGCCGAGTTTCCTGCTGCTGTTTCTCCTGCGGCAACTCCAAACAATTTTGCAGCTAATCCTCCAATGCCTTTTCCTAATAAAGATAATATGGCCTTTGAAAAACTACTTACTCCGGGAGCAAGTGTCTTTACAATCTTAAATGCTTTATAGCCTATCAGTACTTTCGGAAGTACCGTGATTAGTTTTGCGATAGAATCTGAATTTTTTTCACAAAATCCAGCAAACTTAGAAACACCAGATGCAGCTCCGTCTACTACACTTTTAAAATTTGATACCGATTCAGTAGAGCCAAAAGACCCATTTAATTTTTCTAAACTGCCTCCTATTGCACTCACTGCTGAACCAATTGCACTTCGTGCTTCTTTTGTGTCTGAGCTTAATACTTCCCAGTACTTTCCTGCATTTTTCCCAATACTTCCAATTTTCTTTGCAACACTTTTTCCATCTATCTTATCAAGCGAGTCTGTAATTGCACTAACTGCCTTAATTCCTACAGATGAAACACTATCAAACGCTGGTTGTAACTTATTGCTGACTGTTTCTGTCAGTCCATCCATTGCCTGACCAACCGTTTTATATTCTGTTGCCATCTTCGTAAACTGCTTATTTGTTCCCGTCTTGGCTACAGCATTGAAAAAGTCTTCTGTTGCTATTTTGCCATCCTGGACATCTTTAATCATCTGCTGGGTAGATTTTCCCATTGTCTTCGCAACCGCTGATACGCCAGCAGGAGTCTGTTCAACCATGAGTTTAAAGTCTTCCCACTGCACTTTCGGCTTTGCCGCCATCTGGGTAGCCTGCTGCGAGAGTGTCTTCATCGCCTGCTGTGGGTCCTCGGCGGCAGAGGCGAGTCCTCCAAAGCCTTTTACCAGTTTTGTAGTATTCTTTGTTCCTACCGCCGCAAGCTGTGCATATGTAGAAGCCATATCGGAAGAACTGTATATAGTCTGTTCGGCAAATTTTTGTAAGTTTTTTCGTACCTTTGTGATTTGCTTTGTAGACTTTTCTGCGATTGTCATATTGCCCGTAAAGGTCTTCCAGGTTGCACTAGATTCATTCATTCCAGCAACAAGACCGGACAAATTGTTTGTAACTGCCGATACCGCTTTGCCACCTGCTGCCGCAAAAGCTCCGAATCCGATTCCTTTTTTCAGCATTGAACCGAGAGATTCTGTAGACTTCTGTGCAGCTTTCATCCCGGCAGTAAATCCTGCATCTCTTGCGCTAAGTATCGCCTCTACACTGTATGATTCTGACATTAGTCTATCCCTCCTCTCGTTTTAAAAGCTGCTTTACTCTTGCAAATCGGTCTGTTTTGTTCTCTTCTTTCATGATTTCTCTTAAGTTTGCTTCATGGTCGTAGAACTTTTTAAAAATAGTAAAAACAGGCCTTCCTGATTTCTTTCTGGCTTTTGCCTTGAAATTCAGAAACGCCTGTAAATGATTTCTATAATCTTTTTCTTCCTGTTTCAATTCTATTGCTTTTCTTAATAATTTCCATTCGGGGATTGTGAGACTATCTACTTCCTCAAAGCTCTTAAATCCTAAGTACTGAAAACATTCAAGAGCTATCTGTTTGTATATCTCCTCAAAGTCTTTTACTTCTGTTTCTTCTCCGCTTTCTTTTCCTTTGCCGCTTCCAGTTCTGCCGCTTTCTTCTGCTTCTCCATCATCTTCAGCACTTCCGCTGTGATTTTCTTCGTAGCATTCGCTGACTTTAAAAAATCAATCACCTGCTTGAACACATCGTCTATATCCGTGTTCTCATCCTCAATATAAATATCAATATCCTCTTTTTTCAATCGAGGATTCTGTCCCTTATTTGCAATAAATAAAACATCGCATAAAGTCTCGACATTTCCATCCAGTAACTCTCCAAATGCATACTGCATTCCGATGTTCATTTCCTTACCTGGAATTTTTTTTACTGGAATAGTTGTCATCTTATTTACTTCTCTTAAGAATCCCATTCCAAATTTAAACTGATATACCTGTCCATTCATTTCTAATTCAAACATTTATCTTCCTCCTTTAATGATTTAGGCACCTGTTTTTGGTGTATCTGCGAAAGCGTAGGCCTGTTCCTTCTGGCTTGTTGTAATGGTGATGTCTCCGTCTTCTCCCGTTCCATTAATACCAAACGTAAGGGATACTTCTACGAATTCATCTGCATTTGCTGTATATTCGATTTCTGTTAAAAATCCCTGGAAATACTTCCCTTTAAATTTATTGTTTCCGTCTGCTGCCGGTTCCATAAGATTTGCTTCCCAAATCTCAATAAGAGAATCTTCATCTAATGCTTTTTCAAGTTTGTCAATCAGCTTATCACCTTTTTTCAAAATGGAAGTCGCTGTAATCTCTACTTCCGCTGCTCCCGGTGTCCTGATTGAACCATCCTTTGTAGCTGTAGAGTCAGCATCCTTTGACTTGGTACGTCCGTTTTCTGTCGTAAAAGCAAGTGTTGTACCGTCTTCCTTTGCTGCTTCTGATAAGATTCTATACAGATAGACAAGTTTCTTACCCTGTACTGCCTCATTTGCGAAAAGCTGTAAATCTAACCTTTTCATCTATGTACCTCCTAATTAAACTTAAATTCGAGTTCTAATACTCCATGAATGAGGGGCTGTTTTGTTGTTGTGTCCGCTAAAATCCTCTGATCCATGTTTCGAAGATTCCAGCCGAAGTTTTTTGTTGACTGTAACTTATAACAGATATCCTTGATTCCTAACAGAATGCCCGATACTGTTCCTCGCTGTCTTGGACTATTGTGCCAGACATGGATTGTCTGAAAGACATTTCCGAATGCTACCGTTTTATTTCTATCGTCCGTCTGATGAGAATCTGCAAGGTAGATAAACGGGTACGGTGTTCCTTCTGGTGGAAGGAATGAGTCATAAATCCCGATATCTGGATACTTTTCTTTTAATGCTACAAGTAAATAGGAAAATAATTCCTGCTGTGGATCCATGCTTTTCACCTCATTTCACAAGTTTATCCATGTCTTTTTTAAAGAGTTCTTTTTGTTCTTCCCAACTAGGTTTTACGAACGGTTCCGCCTGCATGAACCGAGTCCCGTATTCTACATAAGGCGAGTAATCTGTTGTCGGTCCTACCGCTGCTGTCATCCCGTCATCCCGTATCTCTGTATTGATGCTGTTGGCCGTATCACCAGTCGTATACCCTTTCGTAAATGCTGTCGTTGTCTTCCGTTTCATTTTTCCATTCAGTTCATCTCCGTTGACCTGAACTACTCTTCTAACATCATTTAGATTGCAGTTTGCTTTCAGCTTTCTCTGGAGTTCATTCAGCCCTATCATTTTGATTCCTGACATCAAGCCACCTCCGACACAATAAACGTCTGCTTTGTCCGAAGCTTTCTTGTGTAATCAACCTTATAGATCTTTTCACCAATACGGATGTAATCAAATTTTTCTTTATAATGATTCCGAATGTGTAGCGTAAGACTTCCCTGCTTTATGCTGCCATAGACTAATTTAAGCATCTTTGTTTGTGTGTCCATGACAGAGGCGTATTTTAATGTTTCCTGAATTTTATCCTCTTCGTAATTTCCCGTATCAGAATCATATGCCCCTGGAACTCGTTTCTGAAAAAATACTTGTGTGCCGTACCTCATAAGAATTTGAATCCCCCTTTTCTTTTGTTCTTGTTTCGTTCGTCAAGATAAGCATTGATATCGTCCATATATCCAGAGAAATCATTGTCAGACCAGGAAAGGCTTTCTCCTTCAACACTGTGGGAAGAAAGCCCTTCTGAACCAAGTTTGTTATACCGAATAATTGAAACATCCAAAATAATATAATCCATCTCATCTGGTGGATCTAATCCTCCAAGAAGAAACTTTAACCGTTTTTTTGTCCCTGTAAGGATTAATGTCAATCTTCGGTCAAGACTATGTTCTTCTTCTGGGAGTCCTAATAATTCCTTTAAATCGCTTAATAAAACGATGTCTGTCACTGTACATCACCTTCCTGTACCGCTTCAATCAGTGGTTCTCCTCTTGCGTTTTCTGCTCCAAGAAGTTCTTTAATACGTTTTTCATCTACTTTTTTGCCCTGTCGAGGATACACATCCCCGACAGAATAATTATGATAGATTTCTCCTTCTTTGATTTTCTTTGAATCTGTTAAATCTGCAAATTCTCTGATTACTCTATACATTTACACCCCCGCTTTCGAAGTTACCTCTGTCTTTCCTGCACCAACTACTTTGTACTTGGCATCGCATTCAACAATTACAATCTCTTTTCCGGTTTCAGCGGTGATATCAGAAGAACCATCCCATACAGTCCATCCCTTTACGTTCTGTCCTTTTACCGGCATATCGAGATTTTCTCCGACTTTATACTTGTATGTATTACTATCGGTAGCTGTTGGTGTTACGGTAACCTTAGTGTCTCCAGCCTTTGTTCCGGCCGCACTGGTTACTTTTAATGTTTTAAGAGAACCGGATGTCAACTTAGCAAATGCCTCGTCTTTTACAATCATGAAACCAACATCCATTGTTACTCTCAAAGCCACTAATTCCTGCTCAAACAGATTGACTGGTGTTCCATCGGCATTAGTCAGTGTTGAAAGCTGTGCCGATTCATCTAACTTGTAGCTCATGCCAAATGGGATTCCGTAGTACATATAGTCAAAATCACCGGCATATAATGTTCCCTTATCAAGTGATTTAAGGTCTGCAACTGGCATTCCATCAATTGTATTATTCCCTCTATCATAAATTGATTCAATAACAACACCGTTCTCAATCTTGTGAGCATTTCTTAAAGTGCTTCTATTCCGTTTTGTAGAGATAAAGGCATTTGCATCGTAATCTTCGTCTGTCAGCAGGTCTTCCAGGGCAAGGATATTGTCATAGGTCAGCTCTCCATTGATTGTGTTTCCTGCCTTTTCTGTAGAACCGTCTACCGACTGCGGAAACGGATTTTCCACATTTAAGATTGCTGCCGCATCAAACTTCTTATAGAATGCTTCTGCAATCTTCGGTTTCATAACTTCGAAGAAATCGGACATCTTATACTGGAGATATTCTCTTGAGCATGGGATGATTACACCAAGCTTTTTGGCAACCATCTTAATATTTAACCACTGTGCTTTCGATGTCTTAATCTTTTCGCCTTCACCTACCCAGTAAGCACCTGGTCCTTTTGCAAAGTATTCAAATTTCTTTTCTTTGCCATCCATTTCTTCATACTTTGCAAGCTGCATGACCTTACTGTTTTCCATAACATCTTTTAAAATAAGCGTATTGTATTTTTCCGGGATTGTTCCATCCTTTTTCTCATACATTGTTACATTATCCGGATTAAATTCCGAAGCAAATAACTGTAAATCTAATTTTGTTTTATGCATTTTCTCTATCCTTTCTTTTATTTAATGATTCTGCTCTGTTTTGCCATTGCTGCAATACTTGCATTTCTACTTCTGCCTCCGGCATGAGTTCCCCCGCCGTCATGCGGAGGAGTCTGCCTTGCCTTAGCTTTGATCGCCTCAGAGATTTCTGCATCCCAAACCTTTTTAATATCTGTGATCGCTGTCTTAATCTTCTCTGCATCCATAATGGTTGCTAAAGATTCTGCAAATCCTAACGGGAGAGATTTCTCCTGCAGTTCTTTCTGAACTTCTACAAGAAGCTTTTCCTGCTCAAATTTCGCCTTTTCTTCTTCAAATTCTCTTCTCTCTTTATTGCGAAGATACTCTGCTTTTTCCGATTCGGTCATCTGTGCAAGCTTTTCTGCTTCTGAGAGCTTATCATCCGCCAGTGCCTTCCACTTTGCCTGTGCATTTCCTACAGCTGTATTCACTGCTTTCTGTACTCTGCGGTCAAATTCTGCACGATTTCCTTCCTGTGCTAAAAAATCATCGAAGCTGACAGTTTCTTTACTCCCTTCGCCGCCCTGGTTGTTTCCGTTTGTTCCTTCCGCTCCGGCTCCGCTGCCGTCTCCTGCGCCACCACCGTCTCCTTCTGCGAATAACTGTAAGTCTAATTTGTATTTACTCATATTGCTCCTTTCTGTACCGCTCCGTACTAAGTCCGAACCGTCACTCTGGGTAGTTTAATGTCATTTCGGACAAATAATAAGTTACACAATTTTTACATTGTTTGGGAATTCATTTGCTATACTGCAAATACCAAGAAAAAAAGAATCTATCAGAGTTTTTGTTTGCTCTGACAGACTCCCAAAATCTAAATTTATGATTACTTTTCCTGATTTTACTACGCAAGTGCTCTTATCCTGTGTCAAATTCTGAATAGAATTAACTAAGTTCTGTGTGAGAATTGAAACTGCTGCACATGTAATGTCTTCCCCTTTTTTTGCAAAGCCAGCATGTCCGCTAACTTTGACTTCATCTTTTCGAACGCTTACTTCAATCAAAAGAAACCCTCCTTCCTTTCCGGTCATTCCCCGCCGGTGGGAGATAACCTGGATCACCTCCTAGTTTTTATGAGTTATCTTAGCTCCCCACTCCGGTAAGAAGTTGATTTCATAGTGATACTTATCCACATTCGCTCCCGAAACATCTTCAACGACATACATTGTATAATCATTCAGATAAACCAAATCTTTCTTATACTTTCCCTCTGCTGTTTCGATGATAACTTCAAGCTCGTTATCATTATTATTCTGCAAAGCAAATGTTCCAGTAAGTTCAAGCAATACCGTGTCAGTTCTGGCATTAATCACTGTCAGCTTTCTTGTTACATTAAAATTGTCAGCTTCTTGGGATACATTCTGTGATACTTTGTAAGATTCCGAACATCCGGTAAGAACTCCCAGTGCTAATACTGTCGCCACCACTACTAATAAAATCTTCTTTTTCATTATTTCATTCTCCTTTCATTGTGCCGGCGCAATTACAGTTTAAAACACATGTTCTGAAATTTCTTATAAGCATCAAAGTATAACTCGTGCTTATCTCCGTTATATGTCAGCTCATAATACATTCCATCCGGCACAGTCGTGCTCAGAAGTGCTTTGCTGTTCTGTAATATCTTACAACTCCATACCACGTACACATCCTGTGCTGTGATCCGTTTTCCATCGGTCTTATCCATGTGTGAATTTGTATATTCAGCTACTTCTTCCTTACAAAGCCTTAAAAATTCTTCGTTTCCCATTCCTTGCCTCCTACGCATGTTCAATCCTCGGAATTCCATACTCAACTGCACACTCGTGCTCAATCTTGCATCCTCTTGCTTTCTGCCAGTCTTTTGCAAAATAGGCGATATCAGCATCAGATAAAAGCTCCAGGGACTTTCCAAGAAACCACAGTGGTTTTGCTCCTACCGGTGCTGACCGGAAGAAAGAATCAATAACCTCTACAGGTTCTCTCAACAACTCTTCTGCTGCTTTGATTGCCACCTTTCGCTCTGCAAGAATCTCCTCGTCTGCTTTGCCATTCATTGGCTGACTGATAAATAATTTCTTCATGTTCTTCGTCCTCTCTTTCTTAAAATGGGTATAAAAATACCACCAATCACAATGATTGATGGTATTATTTTTGATAATAAGTTTTGATGAAGCTGTCCGCTCTATATTTCGTTGCTATCTGTACATTATCAAAACTTACAAGTATTGATAATGGAAGTCAGATAAAATCACTCGTTTTTCCATCCTATAGGATATCCTGCATTTTCCCATTCCTCAAATGTCACTTGTTCTGGAATAAGTCCAAACATCTTCATTACTTTTAAATCACTTTCTTTTGACTTTCGAATTTCTTCTTCACTTGGTTTTTGTAGCATCCTCTCTTTTGCTTCCTGGGTCAGACTTGCTTTTTCCTTTTCCGTAGGATGTACATCATCGTATCTAGTTCGAAGTAAAAAACATTCGTGTTGAGATAATTCTCCTTTTCTTCTTTCCTGCTCATCTCGCGGCAGCCATATCCATTCTCTTGCTGTTAAGCCCATCGCTATCGCTCCTTTAAAAGTATGAAATATTTTCCGTTGTAATTCACTGTTTTTACAACACAAAATTCTTGTTTTCGTTCATAAAGCACTTCTTTTTCATCTAAGCCAATCGAACTAATATCTCTTCCTCTCTTTGAGGACTGAACATAAATTTGTATGTCTGCATCTTCATTATACCCTCTTTCTTTTGACATGCTCCAATATTGATTTATTGTGACTGTCTCATTTTCAACATACTCTTTCATAAATTTTTCAATTCTCTCATTTTTATCTGAAAAAGCCGTAAAATCAACTGTCCGTATAAGATTTCCTTCATATTGGGGCATCTTTGATAAAGCAGAATCTAACTCTTCTACAAACTTTCGTTCCTGTTCTGGAAGTTCATCTGTATCTTTATGATTTCTTAGTAGCTCATTAATTCTATAAGCTGCTGAACTCTTGTATTCAAGAAGTGTTTTCTTTTCTTTCTTCGTTAACTGCATCTTATCAGATTTACCAAGTGTTTTCAAGCGTTCCCATTCTTCCGTGGTTCCACCTTTATCAAGCCAATCTAGCCATGCATGATAATCTTCCATATCATGAGCTGGACCAGTAGTACAATGACACTGAGGATGCATAGGTGGGGCATTTTCTCCCGGCATCATATCCGATACATTAAATATCTTCCCATCTAATCCTTTGCAGATCTTACATGGATGCGGTCCCGTTGCCATATACTCATACTTTTCATTGCCATTCTTCTCATAAGATTGTTTTGCAACTTCTGTCTGTGCTCTTCGAAGCTCCGTAGTCATTAATCTCTCTGCATTATACTGAGAGACTCCAAATACTTTTCTGAGTCTTCTGGCAAGTTCCCTTGAGCCTTTCCCTTGTATTAGAGCCGTACGAAGATGTTTCTCTACCTCAAGTTTTAATAGTTCTTTCTGTCCCCAGATACGTTCCGAAAAGGTTGCATTGTGGAAGGATGCTCCTACGATTGCTTTCACCCTCTTTACTGTGTCTGCTTTTGTAATGGTCTTACCAAGAATACCGGCAAGCCGTTCAAATTCTTTCATGCTTTCATCAGTAATTACCTCATTGTAGTAATCCCGAAGCTTATCAAAGTCTCCTGTAAGTTCTAAAGCAATCTTTGCTTTCAGAAGTTCTAAGCGATTGACTTTCATTGTCATATTATAAAGCCGCATATCCTCATTTGCTTCTTTTGAGAAGTCTTTTGACTTTACATACTTCTTGGCTTTGCGGGCATATTCTTCAATATCAAGTTTAGATGCTCTCTTTTTTGCCTCTCCTATAGAGATCCCTTCCTTTTTTGCATACTTTACATAGAATGAATCTATCTCCTTTTGTACATCATCGAGCATATCTTCATATATCTCTTTGATTTCTTCCTGATATCCTTTTTCCCGTTTCGCACGTTCCTTTCTTGCCTGCTCCTCTCGTTCCTTCCAATACGAGCGACTATGATTCATCCGCTCTCACCTCTTCTTCTGCATTGCTTTGTACCGGAGAAAACATTTGATTCAATACTAGATCCGTTTTGTTTTCCTCTTCCTCCTCTTTTATTTTTTCCATTTCTGCCTGTGCATCTTCGATGAAAGAAGCAAGCCCTAACAAGGTTTCCTGGCTAAACTGTGCTCCGGCATCCGCTAAAGCTTTCAGTTCTTCCAGAATGGCTTTTGGAAGATTTGGGGTAAAGACAATCTGTAATTCTCCTAAGTCTGCGTTATCCGCTTCTTGTACAAAATTCTTGATATTAAGCAGCAAGCGATAGCGGCGCATTAATCCATTCTTGAATCCTCTCTGGCTCGTTTTACATACCTGTTGAAAGCCAAAGAGTTTGTACTTCATCGCTTCTCCTGACTGCGTTCCGGCAAAAGCTTCGTCTGTAAGGTCCGGCACAAAGGATATCTTATGAATATCTTTCTGCAAGCGTTCCTTATATGCTTCCGCTCCCGTTACATCATACTGTTTGTAGATATACTTTGCATCTGTCTGTGATTTGCTTCCGTCCGGATTGATTCCATTACTCAAAAGCAGCATATTCGCATTTTTCATGTCAATCATGTCTTGGACAGTATATCTGTTCATGTCAAGATCGCCTGTGATTGCAAGTGTTGCCTCGTTAAAATCACTCATGTAATTCGCAGAATCCGATTCCGCTGCATCGTAAAGATCTATTAAAGATGTGACATCCTCATAGCCTCCCTGACGATATCTGTCCGGGGAATATTCTGTGATGGGAACCTCTCCCCAGTAATGCCGCTCTCTGCTTTCTTCTTCCAGGTTGAGAATGTTTACAGTGGTCGGTTTATATGTAATTGTCTCTGCATCTGTATAGACCGTTATGGATACTCTTTCCTCTTGTCCGATCTTGTACTTCGGATACCTTACAGCAAACAAAGGCGTGCGTTCTACATCCAATCCATAACATACGAACGTCTCAAACACATTACTGATCACTGACCTATCCTCATCATTCTGGTTACGATACTGTAGTTCATAGGCCCTTCCATACTTGCGGAAATCTCTCCACAGCTCCGCATCCAGTGCTTCAACATCATTTACCCGGTCATATTCTTTTATCATCTCGTTAATCTTATCATCTTCGCTGACCTTCTTTATTGGAACCCCGGTGTTGTATCCTACGTCAAATACATTGATAATCTTAGCAAAATTGTGAGCCACTCTGTAATCTGCCTTTTCTTTTTCTGTCCTTCGCCGCTCCGCATTATAAATCGTTGGATTTCTGGCTTTGATATAATCATCTAATGCCGCAAGTCTTGGACACTGCACTTCATGATGATTCATTATCATTTCTCTTAATAATGCTTTATCACTCAAAATCTCTTCCGCACTATGAGCGCGATACGAGAAGTTGGCTTCCGGCCCATATCTCTGTTGTAAATTTCTTTCAGAACGATACACCGGTTTTGTATCTTTCTCAAATTCATTTACATGTAATGTTTCCTCGCTCATCGCAACATACCTCTCAATCTCTTTGCGTTCTGTATCTGTTTTTGTGGAGTTTCTATCTCTCTTACTGTCATATCGGAGTAAATGCCGTATCGGATTGCGCAAAGAACATCGTCATTCTCTTTTAATGGTTCTCCTGTGTTCTTTTTCCACACGTACTTATAAATCTCTTCCCGGAATCTCGGACATTCATCATAAACAATAAAGAATTTTTTTGTCGTCATAAGCGTTGCGACCGCTTCAATTCCTGACAACACTCTGTTGTTTGCCAGATATGCGGATATTCCCGCTTTCTGAAAAGCTGAGATATGCTCTGTTCTGGCCGGGTCACAATAAAAAGGGATGTTACCATATCTTCTGATAACATCCTTTGCTCTCTTTATCCATTCGCCTATATATTTATGCTGTGCTGCATATTCTTCTATGATGTAATACTCATCACCTTTTACTCCGGTTACAACAATTGCTCCATAATGCTCCCAGCCCCAGTCCACACCAGCAAAATACCGGTCAAATATTATCTTGTTTGCCTGTTCTCTCGTGATTACATGGACATTTCTATCAAATTTCGGATAAACAACTCCTTCTCCCGATACCCATAATCCATTAATACCTCTATCATAAAACATCCCTTTGGGGGTTGTTTCTTTGATCTGCTGCACATATCTTTCATCCAAGAACGTATTATCATCTAATCGGAAATGAAAGCTCATAATCCCAGCCGCTTCTGACTGGATGTAGTCTTTTAACAGCCAATGCTCTGGATGGTCCGGGTTAGTATCGGCAATGATTCTTGCTCCTGGACCGCTACATCTTGCTTTAATCTCGTCAAAGACTTCCTGATTTGCAAGTGATGCCTCATTGATATAAGCTCCAAAAGCTGTCATGCCTCGAATTCTTCCCAGACCAGATATTGAACCATGCGAAGTCTGCACAACCCTTACACCAAATAATGTGAAATTATTGTATTTATCAAACTTAAATTCAAATCCATATTTATTAGATAGCTCTATGAGGATATTCTTCTGAATATTTGAAAAAGAATATCCTGCAAGAATGTATTGTGGAGTATCTATCCCAAGTTCATTTGCTATTCCCCGAACCCTCATGAGTTCCTGCAAGAATATATCATTGTCTAGCTGTGTCTTACCGCTACGCTTCGCCCCATGATTGATCAGCATAAACCAATCTGTATTCTGGCAGGCTTTCAGTATATCTATCTGCTTCTGCGTGTAAATATTATTCAGATTCAGCATCTAGCTCACCGCCTATCGCTTCGAATAGCTTAGCCACCTTATCCTCTACAGATATCTGATCATCAACTTTAGCCTTTGCTTTCAATACTCCTATTCTTGCTTTCTGTTCTTCTGTTGCTAATTCATAATTACTATGCAACAGTTCATCATATTGCT